TTTTGTTAATGGTGCTGGGGTTATTGTTGTCAGGACTTTAGATAGTTACTATGCCGACAGAACAAACAATTCTAGTGGAGGTAATTTTGACATCAACGGATTTTTAGACATAACCAAAAGCACAGTAGATGTTGCCTTACCATTTAGACAAATAAACTTTAAATACAAAAGCACAAAAACTTTCTTAGCAAATCAATACACAGAATCAAATAACATCGGTTGGGGTGAGTTGAGATATACACAAGATGGTCAAGATTTTGATGCACCAAATAAAGAATACATTTTAGAAGCTCCATTTGAACATATGATGTTTGGTTCTACTACTATTCAATATGGTTTTTTTGTAGACAGTAATCAGCAACCTTACTTTGGTGAGCCTTTAATTTTCTATGCAGTTAATGCAACCGCACAACCTCCAAATGTTGTTACTCCTATATATTTAAAATCAGCTTCAAATGCAGGGGCTTCAGAAAACGTATATATTATACCATCTAATTCATTAGCACTTGCTTCAGGAACAAGTACAAAGAATTTAAATTATTCTTTAGAAATTAATGAATACACAGGAGATTCTACATTTACAGGCACTTTATTTGAAGAAGAATACAAAACGTATATAAGCGATGTATTTAGCGCAAGACGTAGAATTACAAAGGTTTCTGCTTTTATGCCTTTAAAAGTCCTCTATGACCTTCAGATGAACGATTATATGACCATAGGACAACAATCTTATAAGATAAATAGTATTACAACAGATTTGACTAATGGAAAAAGCTCTTTAGAACTTCTAAATAACGTACAATGATTAAGAATATACTAGACCTTTTAAAAATAGCTAAGGGCGAAACTGAGAATATCAGGATAGCGCAAGGCAAATACAATTTACCAAAGACAATAAAATCAGCATACAAGAAAATTAAAAGCGAAGCAAAATGGCAACAGTAAGAGAATTTGAATTAGACGTAGATACTGGTAAAGCAGAAAAGAATGTTGATGATTTAGCAAAAAGCATTGACAAGTTAGCTGAATCTATTAGTGATAGCAATAAGGAAACTGTTGAAGGTTTAAAAGACGTAGAGGCGGTATCTAAAGAAACTGCTGGTGGTGTAAAGAAAATAGGTGGAGCGATTAAAGCAGCTGGTATTGGTTTAGCTATCGCTGCATTCACACAACTTAAAGAAGTATTCTCTCAGAACCAAAAGGTTGCTGATGCTTTTAGCACAGCGTTTGAGTTTATCAGTTTAGCATTTAATGATTTCTTCAAGTTTATTGATAGTAATGTTAGTGTTGTTGTAGATTTTTTCAAGGCAATCTTTGAAGACCCTGAACAAGCAGTAAAAGATTTAGGAACTGCGATTACAAACAACTTGATTGAGAGGTTTGAATCATTGCTTGATATGCTAGGGTTTCTAGGTAGTGCTTTAATAAAAGTATTTAGTGGAGATTTCAAAGGAGCTTTAGAAGATGCTAATTCTGCATCTGCTGAATTGTTTGATGTCGTTACTGGTGTAGATGATAGTTTTAACAAGGTTGTAGAAACAACAAAAAAAGTAATAGGAGGTGTTGTTGAATACACAAAGGCAACAGTAAAGTCTGCTGCTGAGAATGTACAACTAGCAAGAACTGCGGAAATGGCATCGGTAGCCAATCAAGGTCTTATAGAAAAGTATGATTTACAAGCAGAGAAACTTCGACAAGTAAGAGACGAAGAAAGAAACACTATTGCTGAACGTAAAAAAGCCAATGATGAATTAAATGCGGTTTTAGACGAGCAAGAAAAGGCTATGTTGGCAAACGCCAATGCTATACTTGCAACAGCTCAAGCACAATTTAATAAGAATGGCAATGATGAGAATGCTATTGCTCTTATGGAGGCTAAAAATGAAGTGGCAGCAGTAGAAGCTCAGATAGCTGGATTTAGGTCAGAACAAAAAGCTAATGACCTTGCTTTAGACAGAGAGCAGTTAGAATTAAATGAATCTCTTAGCGCAGGAGAAGCGGAAAGAAACAAAGCTCAAAGTGAATTTAATGCAGAGCAAATAGAGAACGATGTGTTGAGATTACAAACACAATTAGAAAATGCTCAAGCAGAAAAACTAATAGAAGAAAAAAGACTTCAGACAAAAAGAGATTTATACAAGGAAGGAACACAAGCGTTTGTAGATGCCAACAATGAGCTTTTAGCATATTCTCAAGAGAATGCAAACAATCAAATACAAATAGAGAGAGATTTAAACAAGGCAAAAGGTGATGCTATAATGGGGGGTCTTTCAGGCATTGCTGACTTGGTAGGTAAAGAATCAAAATACGGAAAAGCTATTGCTATTGTACAAGCGATTAGAGATACTTATGCAGGAGCAACTAAAGCATTAGCTCAAGGAGGTATTTTTGGCGCAATAGGAGCAGCTGGAATAGTAGCATCGGGTATTGCTAACGTCAGAACTATAGCTGCAACACCTGACCCTGAACCTCCAGCAGGACTTGGTGGTGGTGGAACTGGTAGTAGCTCATCTATACCAGCAATTCCTACACCTCCTTCATTTAATATTGTAGGTCAGACAGGAACAAATCAGTTGGCTGATGCAATCGCAGGACAAAATGGTTCTCCTGTTAAAGCCTTTGTGGTGGCTAGTGATGTGACTACTGGTCAGAGCCTAGAGAGAAATATTATAGAAGGAGCTAGTTTGTAAATACAAAATTGTAATTTAAAATCGTTATATAGATATGAAAATAGTTGAACTTATACTAGACGAATCACAAGAGATGATGGGTATAGATGCTATCTCTATTGTAGAAAGTCCAGCAATACAAGAAGATTTTGTAGCATTAAATTCAGAAGAAATAAAATTAGCAGAAGTTTCTAAAGAAAAGAAAATACTAATGGGTGCATTGCTTGTACCAAACAAACCCATCTACCGAAAGAACGGAGATGATGAGTATTATATATATTTCTCAAAGGACACCATTGCAAAGGCTTCTCAATTGTATTTAAAGAATGGCTATCAAGGTAATTCAACACTAGAACACGCAAGTGCTTTACAAGGGCTTACTCTTGTAGAGAGTTGGTTGGTAGAAGATGAAGTCAATGACAAGTCAAGAAAGTATGGAATGAATGTGCCTGTAGGGACTTGGATGGGTGCAGTAAAAGTAGACAACGATGAAATTTGGGAAAAATATGTTAAAGGAAATTTGGTTAAGGGGTTCTCAATTGAGGGCTATTTTGCTGACAAAATGGACTCACCTAAAGAAGAAGATATGGAAGAAGTAGAAGCATCACAGTTGCTTAGTGCTATCGAGAAGATAGTCAGAGGATAAAAATTATAAATTAAATTAAAATGAAAACACCACAAGATTTAGATAAAATCTACAATAAATTACCAAAGGAAAAGACAGAATTGTCTGTTAATAAGGTTGAGTTGGGAATAGCAGATGAAATAACAAAAAAAATGGCGGGTGCAGAAAAATTAATTGATGCAGTTAAGAAAAACTTTGACAAAGTAGAAGCTATTGAAGAAGCAATGATTGGTGAATTAAAATCCGCAATTAAAAAAGCTGAAAAAAAAGCAGACCCTTTTTATAATGCAAGTGATAAGGCAGAAAAATACAAGATTACTATTGCTGATGTTTTAGATAAAGCAGAAAAAGCAGCTAGAGAACTTAATGTCAAACCTTCAAGCATCAAAAATTACAGTAAACTTGATAAACTTTATAATGATTTTAATAAACTTCCTAAAGAATATAACTGGGAAGATAGAGCTAGGTATGTAAAATAAAATAAAAAAAATGAAAACACCACAAGATTTAGATAAAATATATAACAAGTTACCACAAGAAAAGACTGAGTTAAAATCTGTAAAAGTCAAATTATCTGTAATGGATGATATTGAGGAATTTTTAGGTCAAGGTTTTGGATTACAAGAATTTGCACAAGATGCTATTGATGAAGCTCAAGTACAAACTACTAAAGCTCGTGATATTATTAGATTTGATATGGGCGATGCTATCACACAAGCTGAAGGACTTATAAATGATGCAGAACAACAATTAAAAGAGTTAGGAGCAGATAGTCCACAACTAGATGGTTTTAAAAAACAACTTGCAGATTTAGAAGGCATACAAAAAGACCTTTTGCGTGAATCCGATAACATCTAAAAATGCCAAACAAGACTAACTACATACCCAGTAGGTCATCGCCTAAAGGTGCATCAAGAGGATGTTTGTGTAGAGATAAAAACATCTACTCAAGGGAATGTTGTGATGGTGATATAATAGCTCAAGGCATAGGCAACATTACAAGAACAGACTGAAAATGCAAAATTCAATTTAAACATCGTTATATAATTATGAAATCAAGTGAAATGATAAATAGTATCAAAACGCTTCTTAACATCGAGGTAAAACTTGAAGAGATGAAGTTGGAGAATGGAACAGTTGTAATGGCTGATTCATTTGAAAAAGGAAAAGAGATTTTCATCAAAACCGATGATGAGAAAGTTGCAATGCCTGTAGGTGAGTATCTTTTAGAAGATGGTCGCTTGGTAGTTGTAGAAGAGGAAGGAATTATTGCTGATGTCAGAGAGGTGTCTGACGAAGTTCCTGCAAAAGAAAATGAAGAAGGTGAAGAAATCACTTCTGACTTGGAAGAGGAAAAGAAAGAAGAAATGGGATACGCAACAAAAGAGGAGTTATCTTCTGCTGTTGAGGAAATGAAATCTATGATTGAAGAAATCAAAGCTATGGTTTCCCCTAAAGAGGAAATGTCAGATGATGACGTTGAGCTTTCTAAGAATATCAAAGAAGAATTATCTGCACCAGCTGCTGAGCCAATTAAGCACAGCCCTGAAGCAGAATCTGCGCAAGTAGAACAAAAGGTTTTTGCTCAAAGTAAAGTAAGGACAACGCTCGATAGAGTATTAAATAAATTAAATAAATAAAAATGAGTTTAGAAAAAGTAAATCTCGCAACCACTACAAATATTACCACTACTTACGCTGGTCAATTTGCTGGTGAATATATTGCTGCTGCACTACTTTCGGCTTCGACTATCGATGACGGTGGAATTACAGTAAAAGGCAATATCAGTTATAAAGAAGTAATCAAGAAGTTAGCTACTACTGAATTAGTATCTGCTGCATCTTGTGACTTCACACCAACCTCTACTGTAACACTTACAGAGAGAATTTTGCAACCT